ATATTGCAGATGCACAAAAAATGATCTATAATTCAACAAGTGAAGTAGTTGAATCAATCAAACTGGACACACATCCTAGTTTGGTAGCAACACCAGAAACAAATGTAGGCACAGGTGCTGGCGCACTTATACACATACCAGACAACTTAGATCCTGGCTTGAAACCCTATGCACTAGAGTTTTCAGGAGCAAGTGTTGATTCAATATACAAGTCAATTGAACACACCACAGGTGCTATTGACAAAATGGCCAACACTGGTGCTGTACGTGCAACAGAAAGTCGCACACTGTCAGGCGTTGCAATGGAAACAGAATTCCAATTGCTTAATGCACGCCTATCAGAAAAAGCAGACAACATGGAACTTGCAGAAGAGCAAATATGGAAGATCTATGCATACTATAGCAACACAGAATGGACTGGAGAAATAAAGTATCCTGGCTCATTCAACATACGTGACACTGCTAATGAAATCAATCAATTGCGCACTGCAAAAGAAACTGCAACTGACAAACGTGTTACAAAAGAAATAGATCGCAAGCTCATGGAATGGATGGGCATTGAAGATATTGATCTAGATGACTTTGTGCCACACGTAATGATTTCGCCAGTAACTGGTGAATCAGTTATAGCTGAAACTGAAGAACAACACCTTGCACTAGCTGCACAAGGTTATACGCATACAAACGAATAAAGGAGGGCTAGAAGATGGCAATGAAAAAGAAGAAGAAGAAAAAAGGTGGACGCAGAGGTTAATTGGGACCAATACTTCCAAAAGATTCGTAAAGTCTGTCCTTGGTCGTGGAGCGAATATCGCAAAGGTAACATTGATATAGTAGCTGGCACAAACGTATTACCATTAGGTGACTTTGCTGCTAGAATATACATTGTAGATATAAGCAACGCAGAGGAATTGGAAGAATACCACGATTACCTTAATCTTACAACAGATGATGAATGGTTATATTCACATCCATTGTATGGCGGTAACTCAACTGAAATACCTGTACTAATACAACAGGATGCTGAACTACTACGGAGGGCACGTAATGGCAAAGTTTAGAGGATCAGCGTGTCTTACTGATTGTGGTGGACACAGAGCTGGATTTCGTTATGCACGTTCAGGTGGTCGCAAACGTTCACCATACAGCAATAGTTTTAACAAAGGCATGGGAATACAAAGAGGCACATACAAACCAAGGCAAGCAAAGAAAAATCAACGTAGACGCCGTTCTACGCCGTAATTAAAGTGGATATTATTAATCTACATAAATAACTACATAAAATTAACTCTTAGAAGGAGGCGAGGTTAACAATGGACCATACAGAAACATTGGTACAAGAAAACGCAACTGATGCGGAAGTGCAACAAACTGAAAATCAGGCTGAAGCAGTAAAAACCTACACACAGGAAGAAGTAGACAACATGATGGGCCGTATGAGAGGCTCATTAGAAAGAAAACTTCTTAAACCATACGAAGACTTAGGTGATCCAAATGAACTACGTGATCTGCGTAATGCAGAAGAAAAACGTAGACAAGAAGAACAACTAAAACGTGGTGAGTTTGAAAAAACCCTGCAGGAATTAGCTGCAAAAAAGGACAGTGAAATCCAAAAACGTGATGCTATTATTCAAGAATATAAGGTAAACAATCCTTTGGTTGATGCAGCAGCTAGAAACAAAAGTATAAACCCTGAACAAGTAAGACAATTACTAGCAGGGCGTGTTAGACTTAATGAAACAGGTGACGGAGTAGAAGTATTAGACGACACTGGTAATGTACGTTATGATGATAGTGGAAACAACTTGTCAGTAGACAATTTGGTAAAAGAATTCTTAGATGCTAATCCACATTTTCGTGCAGCAGGTGCTAGTACTACAAATACTAAAACATCAGTTTCAAATGGTTCAAACACAGACTTTGACCTAGCAAGTTTGGATCTTACTAAACCTGAACATAGAAAAATGTACAAAGAGGCTCGTCAAAAAGGCCTACTTTAAAAAGCCAGATTTTAAGGAGACATTAAATGGCAAACTCAGCATACGCATCAGGTATTAACCTAGACGCATTGATGGTACCTGTGAAAGCAGCTACTATCTACACTGCCCAAGAGCAATCCCTGTTCTTAGGTGGACAATTAATCCCAGTAATCAACGTACCAGCAGGTAGTGCAAGCGCACAAGTTCCTGTACTTGGTAGTGTTACTGCTACTAAACTAACAGCAGAAGCTACTCCAGGTGCAGACCTAGATTCAGTACTTCCAGCTGACACAAAAAATACTATTGCAGTAGACATCCACGCAGCTCGTGCTGTACTACGTGACTTAGGTGGCATTGATCCAAACGAATTAGGTCGTGTACTAGGTAACTCAGTTGCAGCAAGTTTTGACCAAGACGTTCTCGCAGCAATGGACAGCTTAACAGCTAAATCAGCTCCAACAGATATTGGTGCAGTTGATATTGATGACATTTTTGAAGTTGTAGGACAAATCCGTGCAGCTGGCGAAATGACTCAACTATACGGTGTTATTTCACCAACAGCAGCTACAGAACTATTGAAGTCAATTGGTGATGCAGCTTATGCAGGTGGAGATTTCCAAACTGAAGCACTACGTAATGGTTTCTTAGGAACTGTTGCTGGTGTCCGCATGTTTATGAGTGCTCACGCTGAAAACGCAACCAAAATGGGTTACGTATTTGGTCAAGACGCTCTACGTATTGCTATGCAGAAAAACGTTGACATTGAAGTTCAGCGTAGAGCAGCAGCAGTTGGTTTTGATGTTGTAGCATCATTACATGCAGGCGTTGGTGTTGTTGATGCAACACGCGGTGTAAAAATGGTAGACGCAGCCTAAGAGGAGTTAGCATATGGCTTTCATAGTAGAAAATAATGTAACTGTATCATTTGCAGAATACGATGATGTAGAAGCAAGAGATCAAAGATTGTTAGAAAGCAATGAGAGCCTCACTGACGATGTTGTAGAACCGTTATTAGAAAGAGCAACGGAACGCATTTTATCCAAGATGCGTTCCACTGCTTGGTGGCAGGAATATTACTTAAACCAAAATAGTATTTCTATACGCACAATAGCGGATATACCAGCACTTGATCCTGATAAAATTAAAGCACGCCAGCCAGACTTTACTGACTTGTGTGTGTATACAGCATTTGCTGATTACGTAATGCCTTTGGTCGCAGACTTTGGTGCAGAAGATTCAGCAGAACGCAATAAAATTGATTTTTACAGGAATAGAGCAGATAAACTGTTTGAAGAGTTGGTTAGAGCAGGCGACTGGTATGATTTTGACGATGATGGTATTGTACAATCAGATGAAAAATCGCCAGGCGTTATAAACCTAAAGAGAATTAGATGAGAACAGAAGTACTTACTTACATGCGAGGATTAGCATTAGGCACATTTAATGTGTCAGATGAGATTCCAAGAAATGAAAGTGCAGAACCACTGTATATGAAAAATCCAAAAACTATGTACGTTGACGTTGCACAGTTTGAAGACAATCCACTCATTAACACTCTTGGAGGACTTAGCATACACGCTAAGACAACATCAATTAGTGTCTACTTCAGTGTTGATGCTAAAAACTTACCAAATAATTATGACACCCTTGTTTCTAGTTTACTAGATGCAAGAGATCTTAATACTACTGAGGGGTTTAACGATCGCTCAGCTGAAGTTTCAACATCAATTGAAGCAGATATGTTAGTAACAGAGGTTACTCTATCTTATACTAAACTTAGATAAAAGGAAACAGACAAATGGCATACATTTATCCAGCACCAGGGGTCACAGGTGTTGAAGCAACTCTAGCACTAGAGATACTTGCAGACACAACTAATGATTCCCTAAACATTCCTGCTATGCAGGATGTGACTGTCAACGCAGCCAACGACGTTTTTACTTGGACTACACTAGATGCAACTGCAAAACAGCAAATTGCTACAACTTCAACTAATTCAATCTCAATGAATATAGTTTTAGATGGTGATAGCTTTTTTGGAGACGGTTCTAGTGCCGCAGGAACTGCTAGTTTAGCAGGCATCTTTGGCATGAGTAACAACAAAAACAAAGTTGAATTTAGCCTATACTTAGGTGACAATGACACTGGTACTACTGGTAAAACTATATCAGGCGTAGGATACATTACAGGACTAGCTCCAACTGTATCTGCAGATGCACCTGTTTGGGTTTCACCAATTACAATCACTGTTGACGGTCCATACACAGTAGCTTAACAGCAAGCGTGAGGCAACACAAAAGAGGGCGTTTTTATGCCCTCTTTTTTTGGTTGTGCTAAATACAATGAAGGTTAATAGATATGGACGTTATAGATACAAAGACAGATAAAGAGCTGCTACAGTCAACAATAGCAGAGTTGGCAAAAGCAAAAAATGAATTGCAGTGTGCCGCCAATGACACACGTAAAGCACAAAACAGAATAAGTTTTCTGTTAGTCCTTGCAAACAAATTGATAGATAGAATGGAAGATTAAAATGAAACTACAAGCACTTGCTTCAAAACCCCAATTAATGAAAATTACAATTGAAGATGAGGACATCGTTGAAAAATACGGTGAGCCTTTAGAATTCTGGGTCAAAGACCGTCAAGATATGGATACATTTTTCAAACTTGCTAATTTAGAAGGTGGGGTTGGAATGGAGAATATTGCATCAGTTGTAAAAGACTTAGTATTAGACGAAAAAGGTAACCCAATATTACAAGGTGAAGTAGCATTACCTGTTGATGTTATGTTAAAGGTTATTGAAGTTACGGTAACACGCCTGGGAAACTCAGTGACCCAGACTTCAACAGCTTAACACACTTAGATAACGCACTGTTAACATTAGATTTTGTAGCAAAGCGTTATGGTGTTTTACCTAGCATATTACTTGCTACTGGAGATACAGTAGATATACAATGTGCTAACCTCGCAGTAAAATATGAAGTCTGGGCTAACGAAAAGGCAACAAAAACGCAAGAAGCAGGTCATGTAAATACTAAACATACCACAGAAGAGCTACAAGCTATGGTGTCTGCAGTTAGAGGAAAGAAACATGAAACTAGTTAGAAAAACTAATAACATTAGTCCAAGACTACGTAGAATTGAAAGTCAATTTCCTGCTATTAAAAAACACGGGTATGAAGAATTTCGTAAAGTTACTCCTAAGCGTACAGGTAATGCAAAAAACTCAACAACGCTTAGGGGCGACGAGATACAAGGCAATTATGCTTATGCTAATCGTCTTAATGAGGGCTATTCACGTCAAGCACCCAAAGGCATGACAGATCCTACAATAGATAGCGTTCAAAAATATGTTAGAAGAATTGTGAGGTAAGCATGGCTACGATTAGAGATAGATATGTATTAGAGATAGACACTAAACGTGCAGAAAGTAGTCTATTCAATATTAGAAACAGTTTAAAAGTTGTTGCTGGCGCATTTGCTGCTGCTGGCGCTGCACGGTTTGCTACAAGTATTGTTAATGCTACAACTAGTATGGAAGGTTTTAGAACTGTACTTACTACATATTTAGGTAGCCAACAAAAAGCCAATGCTGAACTTGATAGATTGCGCAAATTAGCCAATCAATTACCACAAGACCTAAGTGATGTAACACAAGCGTTTACAGTGTTTACAAGAGCAGGTATTGATACTAGTACAAAATCAATAAGAGCTTTGTCAAATATAGCAACTGCAAATTCAAAAAGTTTAGCACAATTATCTGAAGCATTTGCTGATGCAGTTACTGGTGAATTTGAACGTCTTAAAGAATTTGGTATTAAAGTATCAAGAGAAAATGGACAAGTTGTTGCTAGAATTGGTGAAGATATTGTTGCAGTAGGTGATACTGCTGCTGAACTTACACGCAAATTAGTAGACCTAGGTAACACTAAATTTGGCGCTGCTGCTGCTGCAAATGCTGGTACACTTAGTCAAGCACTATCAAACCTAAGAGGCGCTGCATTTGAAGCACAAACTGTAATAGGTGAAAACCTTAAAGCTGGTTTTATAGAATTAGCTACAAGTTTAACAGAAGTTTTAAACAACAGTGGTCCTGTGCTAGAATTTATAGGAACACTAGCAGGTGGACTAGCTAGTGCTGCTGCTAGTGCTGTTAAATTACTTGCTGATAATTTTTATATACTTGCTGCTGCAATAGCTGCTGTAGGTATAACAGGATTTGTTGCTGGAGTTAAAACAACAGAAAAGAGTTTAACTAATACTGCAATAGCTGCTAGTTATGTTAGTGGAGAAACATTAAAATTAGGTAGTAGATTTGGTAGAATAGCTAAAGCAGCAGGTGCATTTGCACTTGCAGTACCTAGTATTGCACTATTAGGTAAAGTAATAGGAGGCTTAGTTGCTGCATTAAATCCAGTAACAGCAGCAATTGCTGTAGTAACAGGTTTAATTGTTATTTTTAAAGACAGAACGTTTGAACTTGCTGGTGTAACAACTAGCGTAAGTGAAATAGCCAGTGCTGCATTCCATGCCATAGCAGATGTTATTAGTTCAATTGTTGTACCTGCATTTGAAATGTTGAAAAACGTATTTGCTGGTCTAGCAGATATAGTTGCAAATGTAATGGGCTTTGTATTTGACACTATGAAAACAGTGCTTAATGCTGCTTGGGGTTTATGGTATGAGCTTATATACAGAGGTATAATAGGCAATATAATTAAACTACCAACAATATTTGTTGATGTATTCAAAGCTGTTATTAACAGTATAAAAGAATTTGTACTTGCAGCTGGTGGCATATTTGGCGAACTATGGGATTATGTATTCAGTCTAGGCGAAGACAAAATTGAAAACACATTTTCTGGCTTAGGTAGTAAAATATCTGATGAATTTAAAAACATAGACATTAACATACCTGATCTACAAGGCGCAGTAACAACTGATTATATTGGTGAAAGTATTAAGAAAATTGTACTAGCTAGAAGAGAAGAAGTTAAAGTAGTTAAAGAACTAGCTGCTGCTGAAGAAAAACGCAATATACAACAAACTATACGTGATGCAGAAAGAGAAGCAGCAGAAGCTGCTGCTAAAGTTGCAGAAGCTGCCAAAGCAGAAGCAGCAAGTAAAACATTTGCAGCAGGATGGAAAAAAGCATTTGAAGAATTTAAGAAGAGTGCAAATGATGCTGCTAGTTTTGCAAGTAGAATGTTTAACAAAAGTGTACAAGGCATGGAGGATGCAATTGTTGGCTTTGCTAAAACAGGTAAGTTTGAATGGAAAGAGTTTGTTCTTAGTATACAAGAAGAAATGCTTAGAGCAAATATCAAACAAGTTATTGCAAACACACTTAGCCAAGGTGGTAATTTAAATGATGTTATTAAACAATTTGGATCAATATCAGGCGGAGCAATTAACATACCACAAAGTGCTCTTAATACTTTTGGACAGTTAAATCAATTAGGACAGCAAAGTGGATTTGGTATTACTGCACCATTGCAACCACAAACTACACAAGTTACCTACAATATTGATGCTGTAGATGCAATGAGCTTTAAGTCATTAGTTGCAAGAGATCCTGAGTTTATACACGCAGTAGCAGAGGCAGGTGCTAGAATGTCACCAAGGAGAGTATAATGCCAGATACAAGTTTTCAAAATCTAATAAACTATGCAACATCAGTTACAATTAGACAAACAGCAGTTGTAAGCAACACACAAGCAAG